TGGCGCCTGTTGTGATGAGGAACGTGTTACCTGTGGTGATGGCTTGGGCTCCGCAGTCGATCCACCCCAGCAGCGGCTTGATGGGCGGACCCGTACCGATGGAGTCGTCGTGCAGCGCGGCGGTCTGGAACGTGAGCGTGCCGCCCGAGGCCGTCCAGGTCACGGTGGTGTCGTCCATGTCGAACGTCGTGATGTTGCCGGTGGCGTTGTAACTCACCGTCTTGCCGGCGATGGCGATGCCGTTGGCCGTGTAGCCCGAGGCCGTCGTGAGCTCGTTGGTCGCGTCGGCGAAGGCTTCGTTCGTGTCGATGTTCGGCGTCCAGGTGACGGTGTGCAACGTCATCCGCAGCGTGTCGGACAGGTAGTCCATCTGCCCGGCATCACCCGACGCCTCGCCGCCGAACATGTTGGCGGGGAGCTTGCCTGCCACCTGGAACGTTGCCATCAGTCAGTCCCCTCGTTCGAGAAGTAGCCGTAGCGCAGGATGTTGTGATCGGGGTTCGCCGAACAGGTGCCGGTGAAGCGGTAGGACTGCTTGCCCTTGTAGGCCTTCTCCAAGGTCATCACCGCGCCGCAGTCGGGGCAAACGTCGTTGCGCTGCGTGACGCGGGTCTCGCCCTTGGCGTCGTCGAACTCGTCCTTCGCCCGCTCGAAGTGGGTACGCGTCTCGGGCTTGCCGCGCCGCAGCGTGTCGTCCTTCGCCATCAGTCGCCCCTCAACGCTTCGATGAGCTCGTCCTTGTTCATCGTCGAGGCCCCGACGACCTCTCGTTCCTTCGCGAGCGCCTTGAGCTGCACGACGGTGCGGCCCTCGTAGGGACCCGTGCCGGTCTCCGGCTCTGCCTCGACCTCGGGCTCGACCTCCGGCTCGGCTTCGACGACGGGCACCTCTGGATCCGGCGCGGCGGTCGGGTCGAACTCCGGCTTCACGCCATAGAACGGCTTGGGCTCGTGCCCTGAGTTCCAGCGCCATTCGTAGATGTCGCCGACCTTCTCGTAGCGTCCTTCTTCTGCCATCGCCATCACGTCCCGTAGGTGATGCCGCTCATGGGTGCGCCGAGGTGGACGGCACCGACGGTAACGGAGGTCACCTGCGAATACGTCACCGCTACCGAGGCACCGGTCTGGCGCCGGACGGGGATGATGACGGTCTGGGTGGTGTACGGCCCGTAGGCCGTGCCGTCCACCGTGATCGTCGTCGCGGTGCCGCCGACGTTGGCGATGAGGAACGTGGTGTCCCAACCCCCCGCCGCAGGTCCGCCGGCGAGGGAATCGCCGCCGCCCGCCGCAGCGGCGAGCGTGTACGGCCCACCGTTGCCGACGTTCTGTGTCGCGAGAACTGCCATGCCGTTCCTCCTAGGTTCCGAACGTAACGCCCGTGAGGGCTGGGGCGGATGAGAATGCGCCGACGGTGACGCCGGTGACCTGCGAGTAGGTGATGTTGACCCGCTGTCCCCGGCCTTGCTGGACGACCGGGATCACGACCGTCTGCGAGGTGTACGGCCCGTAGGCCGTGCCCAGGACCGTGATCGTGGTGGCCGTGGTGGAAATGACCGCGTAGAGGTACACCAGCGAGCCCCAGCCACCGGAGCGAGTCCCTGCCTCGATCGTGTCGCCACCGCCCGTCGCGGCTGCGACCGTGATCGCTCCACCTGCGGCGACGCTCTGTGTGGTGAGTGCTGCCAACGGTTCCTCCTTCCGGTGAAGGGGGGACCGAAGTCCCCCCCACCAGAGTTCGTGTTACGTGATGCGGATGCCGGACAGCCCCACCGGGCGCAACAGGTGGGTACCGAAGTATCCGAAGATGTTGAGCTCGATGTTCGCGGGTCCCTGCTTCTCCTCGAAGCGGAAACTCAGCAGCGGGGACTCCCAGACCCAGAAGTCCGAGGACTTGATGATCATGATCTGCGAGTCACCAGCGGCCACTCCGGTGTTGGCCCAGGCCGGGATGAACGCGAGTCCGTCCACGTTCCAGCCCTGCGTGACCGAGTTGCCGGTCCCGACCGAGTTGTTCGAGCCGAGGTACGGGAACAGCGGACGCTGGGTGGTGTCCACCGCTCCGGCGAGGAGCTGTGTGGCGGCCCCACCCATCAGGGCAACCGTCGGCGCGGCGAACCGTGCGAACGGATACGCGGCGAGTGCCACGCGGATCGCCTTGACGAGGGTCTGGTTGTCCGTGCCCTTGGCCGTGGTCACGGCCTGCGCCCCCGAGGGGACGAAGCCGGTCGTGATCGTGCCGCCGGCACCGTTGGCACCGTTCAGCAGCGTGTACGCCTTGACCTCGGTCTGGCGGTTGTAGGACTCCCGCATCGTCGCGAGCGCGATCTGGTCGATCGCTGGGTTCGAGGAGTCCACGAGCTCACGGGTGAGCACCAACCGGCCCGAGATGGCCTGCGGCGTCACCGTCTTCGTGGCGAACGCCACCGAGCCGTCCGAGGGGTTCGTGCCTTCCACATGGTCCGCGGAGACCGAGGTGGAGGAGGAGAACACCGGGACGGTGAACGGTGCGGCGTTGGTGATCGTCCCCTGCGATGCCGCGCTCACGATCGGCCGCTCCTGCTGGAGCTGCGGCACGTAGAGCTCGGGCCGGTAGCCCGGCGGGATGATGTTGGATGCCGAGGTCGTGGTCTGCGGCGCGAAGTTCAGCCCGCCCACCGAACCGAAGTTCTGGTGAACCAACGTCGCCACTTCCTCGGTCTGCCTGCGGTACTTGCGCAGACGCTCGATCGCGTCCTCTTCGTGCGCCGTGGCAGCCGACCAGGCGTCACGCACCATCGAGTGCCCGGAACCGTCGAAACGGTAGATGGGCTCCTCACGGGTGACCGTGTACCTGGCTGCCTTCACCGCGCCGCGCTGCGGGTCGCCGATGTTCTCGAGCGCGACCTTCACGCCCTCGGAGATCGACTCTCCGACGGACTGCGCCAGTTCCTCGTTCAGCTTGAGTTGTGAGCTCGTGATCTTCTCGGCCAGCTTGCCCATCGCCTGGTCGAATGCGAGCGTCGACTCGTCGGCCTCTGCGGCGACGGTCGGCTGCTTCTCGTTCTCCATCGTTGTTCCTTTCACTCGTGTCGCGGCCACGGCGGCTACCCGTGCATCGTCGAACGCCGGGAAGCCCGTCAGGGCAACCCCCATCAGCCGGCCGCGGTCGACCAGGTTCACCGATTCGTCGGTGGGGTCGGGATGCCAGCCGTCTTCGTCCTCGAAGTCCACCTCGATGGAGAACCCGTCGAGAACACGGTCTTGCGCTAGCGAGAGGGCTCGGTCTCCCTCTTCTCCCCTGGCGACCTTGAACGTGCCGTCGAGACCCGCTGCGGTGTTCTGCAACCGGGTGGCGTAGGCGACCGCCTCCTTGTGATCGTGGCTGAGGTTGAGCTTGATCCGGCTCACGTCTGCCCAGCGAAGCGACCCTGGCGAGAAGCTCCACTTCGCGAACCCGGACTTCGCTACCTTGCCCCACGGCACGAGCAGACCGGAGATCGTCCGTCGCTCTTCGTTGACTCGGAACGCTGCCGCAACCTCTGGTTCATCGAACGTCAAACCCTCAACGGCCGTCGGCTCGTCGATGTCGTCGGTACGTTCGTCCTCGGTCACGGCATCATCTCCTCCCTGTGAATCGATACAGGAGGCGTCCAGGATGCCCTTGCAGTCACGCTGGCTCAGGGTGTAGGGTCGCCCCAGGCTAAGAAGCAGAGGAGTGGCGTTTCGTGTCTCAGGACCCCTCCGACGTTTCGCTCCAAGGCGGAGCACGGCCTGGACCGAAAGGAGCAGCGATGGCTGCCAGACGGTACGGGTGGAAAGACAAGCGCATCGGGGGTGATCCCACCGTTGTCGCCAAACACCTCCACCAACTCGAGCGGAGATACGGCGCTCTCAGCCCCGCCATCGTGGTGGAGGAGGCCAGCGCCGAGACATCCCCGCTCCACCGCTACTTCGAGTGGGACAACACCGTCGCGGCGGCGAAGTTCCGTGAGGAGCAGGCCCGTGGCTTGCTTCGTGCGGTGCTGATGGAGTCCGATGCGGAGCCCGGCGTCAACATCCGGGCGTTTCTCATGATCGACACCAACGAGGGCGGGGCCTATGTCAACACCGTCCGCGCCCTGAGTGATTCACAGATGGCCGAGCAGGTGCTGGCCCGAGCCAAGGCCGAGCTCCGTGCGTTCAAGGCCAAGTACGCCCACCTTCAGAAGCTCCACAAGGTCATCGCTGCTATCGAGGAGGTTGCCTGATGCCACCAGTCAAGAAGGCCGACGCACCGACAGCGGTCGTCATCCGTCCGCTGAACATCCAGTCCGTCACCATCCCGATCCGCGGCATCACGCCGCTCATCATCAACTCGATGTCGGAGAAGGCCAAGGCCGACCTCCGCCGCTCTCAGGGCATCATCGCCGAGGGCGAGGAGCCGGTGAAGCCGCGCAAGAAGCCACCGAAGAACCCCGACCAGGAGTACCAAGCCGTGCTGAACGAGGTGCGGCTGAGCGATGGCCGCAACGGCTTCCCCGCGACCGGGTTCAAGGCATCGCTGGTGGAGGGCTGCCGCTACGTGGACGGGCTGCCCATGACGGTCGCCAAGTCCATCATCTTCGTGGTGGCCGACGACATCGCGGCTAGCCTGGTGGCGATCGAGGGCGAGCCCAAGATGTTCGAGGCGTTCCCGAAGAACGCCACGGGCGTGATCGACATCCGCTATCGCCCGATGTACGCCGAGTGGGGAGCCAACCTCACGGTTCGGTTCAACGCCGATGTGCTTACCTCCGAGTATGTGGCGAACCTCGCACAGCTCGCCGGCATGTACGTCGGTGTGGGTGCGTGGAGGCCCGGATCGAAGATGGCGAAGAACGGGCAGTTCGGGCAGTTCGAGGTGGTGACCGGCTGAGCGGAGAAAGGCTCGGCTCGGTACGGTGGAGTAAGGCCCGGCTCGGCGACCCAGGCAAGGTAAGCCAGGGCGAGGCCCGCTGAGGCATGGCACGGGCGGGCAAGGCGGAGCCAGGCGAAGCGGGGTCAAGCTAAGCGAGGCGAGCGAAGTCTGGCGAGGCCCGGCAGAGAAAGGCCTGGTCAGGCACGGCCTGGTTGGGCAAGGCACGGCAAAGCACGGCGAGCGAGGCTCGGATGAGTGAGGCCGAGTTGAGTCTGGCACGGTTGGGCAAGGGCGAGCGCGGTGCGGCATGGCGCGGTTTGCCACAGCAAGGCGAACGTGGCACGGCGAGGCAAGGCCGAGTCGAGCTTGGTTGGGCCCGGTCGAGCGGAGTCAAGCGAGGCACGGATTGGCGAGGCACGGCATAGCGAAGCGACCCTGGCGAGGCTTGGCACGGTCTGGCGCAGTCCGGCTTGGCATGGCTCAGCGCGGCGTGGCGAGGCAAAGGGTACGATGCGAAGGTGCCCCCGGTTGGGCCACTCTCTGCTTCTTAGCCGAACTGAGAGCCCCCGCCGGGGGCATCTTCTATGGCTTGCCGTTCGGCGGCGGAACGATCCTAGGATCGGTCACGGGAACAGACGGCGTTGCAGGCTTCATGGCCGCACGCTGGGCCGGCGTGAGTGGTGGACGGTCCTCCAAGTCCCGGATCTCGGCGTCCGTGTACGCGCCGACCTCCTTGCCGACCTTGTAGGCGTTCATGCGGGTCATCGTGTCCGCACGCAGGAACCCGTCCATGTTGACCTTGGTCTCGTAACCACGCGGCAGGATGTCCCGCATCGACAGACGGCTTTCAACCGCGCTCCGATATGGCGCCAATGTGAAATCCAAAAAATCCAGCCGTCGTTGTTCGGAGTTCTGGTAGGTCCGCGAGGTCGTGGAGACGCCGAGGTCTTCGGGATCGACCCCGCAAGCTCGTGCGATCTCCAAGACGGCGTGTTGGCGCTGGTCGGCGAGCTGGATCTGCTCGGCGTTGAACGCCATCTGCTTGGCTTCCCACGCCGACCCGATGTATCCCCAGACCCTTCGCTTCCGTGCCGCCTCCCACTTCGACAGCATGGCCTCGATCTCCACCGGGTCCTCCTTCGGGTGCAGCCCTTCTCGAGGGGTGAAGTACCCCAACGGGACGGGGGTGCCCGAATAGCTCGATGCGGTCATGTCCAACGCCAGGCAGGTGCGGATCGCCCTCGCCGCGTGCACCAACAGCGGAGGATTCGGGGAGTCGAACCGGATGACCTGGTCGTCGGGGACCGGGACGCCGTCGATGTAGACGCGCATGGGGCCGACCATCGTGCCCGGCTGGTCCACCGGCAGCGTCCAGCTCCCGACGAACACCCGGTCCGGGGAGATGTGCTCGGCGAACGTCGGGTAGCCGTGCCAGCCGCGCTCGGTGACCCGCCACCAAGAGACGGCCTCGAACAGCAGATCCTCGTAGGTTTCGGCGAGCGTGACGACGTTGGGGATATCCGGGTCGATCTGGTCCACCAGGGTGGTCGGTGTGGCAACTCGGTGGTCCTTGTCGCGGATGTGCATCGGCAGGTGCGCCAAGGACCCCGCGATGAGATTTCGGGAACGAAGGACCGCCGGGACCTGCAGGGCTTCGCGACGGGAGATGCGTGCGGCGAGCGCCCCGCCGCTCGTCATCCCCTGCGTCATCTCGGCAGGCACGTCGATCGTGAACTCAAGGTCAGGTTCGCCGCTATCGGCTCTCAGCTGCAACCCGTCCCAGGCCATCAGGCCACCTCCGCCGGGAGCACGACGAGCGGCGGCGGCGCGATGTTCTTCGACGCCTCATGACAGGCCATCGCCAAGGCCACCAGGGCTGCGGTGTCCGGGGTCGGGTCGAGACGCCAGCCCTCGAGGGTCTCCTTGGTCCTGCCTGCCAAGACCTGCCGGCGAAGCTCAGGCTCACCGTCGTGCATCAGCAACCCAGCCGACACCAGCCGCCAGAACGTCGCGGTCGCAACCGCGAGCCGGGAGGGGCTCTGGGGCACGCCGACCATCGGGAGGGTCTCGGTCAAGACCTCACCGGCGGAGAACTTGGGGTCGTAGTCCACCTCGAGCACCTCGTAGCGTTCGTTCAGCTCCAACAAGGCCTCTTCGATCCGGTGGAACGCCACCCGTCCCCCATCGGTGGCAGGGAGGAACCGCACCCCCACCGCGACCCGTTCGTCATCCCGCGGCGCGACGATGCCGATCCCGGCGCCCTGCCCAACCCTCAACCCCAGGATGACCCGCTCGCCGTCCCGCAACCCCCCCACATCGACCTTCAGCCCGTCCCACGCGGCGGGTGCGATCCACTCGTCCATCCGCGCCGGCATCCCGCACACGAACCTCCGCCAGTGCGAGGGCACCATCGAGGGAGAGGATTGCTTGCGCTTGAGCTGCGGGATCGTGATGGAGCGCAAGGGGTTGGCCCGCTTCACCACCTTGAGGTCATTCGGGTCCTGGTCGTCGGCGACGGCGTACTCGTGCAGCACCGTGGTCGAAGATGCGGCACGGAGGAACGACCCGGTACGCACGGAATCCGAGGCCTCGTCGCGGATGCGCTTGCGGACGGCCTCGAACTCCCCCTCGGGCTCCCCGGCGGTGGAGATCGCGATGAGCTGACCCCCCCGCTTCTCCAGCTTTCCTCTCCACGTCCGGTACAGGCTCAGATCCCGGTGCCGGTGGAGCTCCTCCAAGACGCAGAGGGTGGGAATAACTCCGTCCCCGGTGCGGTCGTCGGCCGCGAAGATCTGCACCCGGGATGACATCGAGTCACACCGGATCCTCCGGTAGCCCTCCTGGCACTTGAACAGCTTCTCGATGGCCGGCGAGCGTTCCACGAACCCCGCCGCAGCCTGATAGAGCCATTCGGCCTGGTCCCGCGAGGAAGCTGCGACGGGAACCCGCGCCCCGCGGCGGAACTGAGCGTGGTACAGGACCAACCCCCCCGCGAAGGTGGTCTTGGCGTTGCCCTCCGGGATCACCAGCCAGTTC